CTATATTTCCAACGTTTTGTATCGTTTCCGCTATACCGGCTGCTGTCTGTGGGTCGATTGCCATGTTTTAATCCTTTCTTTTTAGAGTCTTTTGAACTCGTTTTTTTTTATCATTTGCTTTCTTTTTAAGAGTCTCAACATCCGGATTTATCCGAGTTTCCTCTTTAATAAGGTCAAATATAGTCATTTGTTTCATTTTAATCCTCCTTTTTTTCGTTTTCAGTTTCTTTTTTTTCCTCTACCTGTCTAACAGGCTCAGTTTCAGACCTTTTTTTCAAGTACTCAAATTCATGAGTTAGTTTATCATAGTCTGTTAAGTCATCAATTCGAATATCCGGTTGATCATCTTCACCATACCTCACGTTTTTCCTCTCAATAGGAAATCCTTGCTGAGCTCTCTGAAGCATCGACTGTATTGATTCAACTTGATTCTGAATTGTTAGAACAACTCCTTCGCATAGTATGCCGGGATTGCCAGGTCGATTTTTAAATTGTTTGAAGTAGTCCATTTTTTTTGTTTTAAAAAATTTTTAATCTATTTTTTTCTTTTGCGCCTCAACGCCGGCGCATGGCTATACTTAATTTGCTCCGCAAATTTGCAAGTGCTTAATAATCAGTCATGTTCGTCTATTTTCGTTTTTCGCTCTCGCTTCGCTCCGCTCTTCACTTTCACGACTAACAATTCTCTGATTTACATGCACTTGTCAATTAACACAGTATATCAAGTATGTACTGTGTTTTTTTGTCTCCGACGGTGATCTAATTCCTATCATTTTGTTTTGATTTTGAGATCTTTTTTTGAACCTACAAAAATCCGGTCACTATGTAGTACCTCCGGTTTGATTTTTCTTTATTGCGGACCAGATTTTTTCCGGTTTGATTTTTCCATTGCGTTATTTAGCGATACGATCAGATATACCTCTAATATCATCAATCGTATATAGATCGCGCAAATCATTCGCTTTATTCCCAAGTAGGTGAATATCCGCAAGCCTTTTTTTAATTTATTCCACATAGTTTACCTTAATGTTAAATTAGAAAGGAACGGAAGTGGCCTGATCGCCTTGACGTTGTTTCGCATGTGAACATATAATTGTTCCTCTTCGTTAACCGCGAAAACTCGCCAGGGCCCTTCAGGTGAGTCGTCCGGATTAATATGTGAACATTGAATAAAATCTTTGTTAAGTTTTGGCGTTTTTTCGAATTTTCTACCCATGTGCCAGAAGGCAAGATTAGAACGAAAATTTCCATGAACCGTTGATTGTGCATATTTCATCTCTGCAAATCTTTCCTGGTAACCAAACGTCAATTCATTTTGATCCTCCTGTTGATGCAGACATATTTCCTTATTTTTTACTTCCTGTTCGCCCAAATTAGCAAACTCAGGAAAATAATTATCAAGCATCAATAGTCGCTGAAAATGTTTTGGAACACCTTGCTGATAGGTAGGCTCCGGCATTACGGATAATAGACTAATAATGTAACCATGCTCTTCGCAATATTTTGTAACATGATTTGATTTTCCAATTGATAAACCGTTACCAGATAAAGTTGACTGGGGTGAGTCTTCCGTACCTGTTGTATTTGCAGTATCTGAGATTTGAACCGGCATAATACCTCCGCCTAAATACTCAGGCCGTTGCAACCTTGCATCTCGTGACTTAACACCCCAGTGCACAAGTAAATGTTCGAAATACCGATTACCACCTCTAATTGTTTTTTCAAGGAACCTTTGCAGTGCCGTAGCTCTGCGAAGTTCCTCTACTGTGAAGTTTATTCCATCAATGTTATCAATGCCAAACATATCACCTTCAGTAGTTCCAACTCTCCATCTATCTGTACCCTCAATTTGGGTTCCTGTCCTTATGTTTGACATATTTGAAATTGTAGGATCACCAATAAGCGTGGCATTGTCAGCATAATTAATATCTGCCTCAATACTAACTGGTGAACCTGCTTGTGGATAAGGTAGTGCACTTGTGAAATAATCTTTTTTCCAAGCTCTGTATAAACAAGCCATTGTTTTGAATTGATCGTCTGTATCATCACCGATAGGAATTTCATCCTGCAAATTCTGATCCCTGTAATATTCATTCCAGATCATTGCGTAAGCTCTAAAAGGAATAGAAGATACCGGTACTTCATAAGTATCCCATTGGCTATCATAATCGGTTGGTAATCCCATATAGTCACATAAAGATGACTCTTTTGCTCCGTAAGCATCAAAGGTCGGTAATGTGCCTTGAACCTTTCCAGTTATAAACTCTTCCCATGACATCCAACCAGCACCTTTGTCTCCTGGCATAACAATACGGTTTGGAACGAAAAAATGATGAATGTAAGTATTGCACCGATGCATTATAGGTGCTACCAAGGGGGCAAACCTTAAAAAAAGTTCGGTATTTATTTGAAATTTGTCACCTGGTACACATTCCTGAACCAGGCATGGGTATAATTTTCCCATTTGAATGCTCATTTTACGTGAGTGTGACAAATCGAACGCTGAGCGTTTAACTCGTGGCATTGCCACTTTTGAAAATATTGACATTTTTAAAATTTTTGTTTGTTTTTGAAATGCTGATGCAATAACCTATAATACGCTTTTGCACTCAGCCTTGTTTTTCCTGATTTTTTAAGAGATTCCAGAAACTCCATTTTTTCTTTCTCTGTGATTTGTAATCTTTCTTCCTCCATGCCCTGCCAAATCTTCATCTGTAAGTAACGGGAAATATGATTGCCTTCGATGCTTTTGAACGTTTCATTAGAGATATGATATTCTCCAGCGTCTTTAGCATACTCGGCGCCCAAGCCTTTTGAACACATCATAATAGGCTTATATTCCATATTCTCACGATCTTTCTTTTGAAAAACCATGCCGACCAACTCATATTCTCCCTGCTTTAGAAGATATCCAGTAACGTAATGAATTGTTGCTCTATTTGCAGGTGCAATTTGTGAAAAACCTCCTTTCCATTTATCAGTTAAATTATTTTTGTCCATTGCATTAAATATTATTGCATGCCAATGTGGACGTTTTGTTTTTGTTCCATATTCGCCAACTGCAAAATATTTTATTTTACTTTCGACATGCCTAAGCCTTTTAAAGTAATTCTGTAGATCACTTTTTTTAAGATACTTTGACGTTAGATCGGCGTATGTGAACGTGCAGAAATACGCAGATTTAGAATGCAATACTTGGCTCATTAGCCTGAACGTCCAGTCTGCTCGTTTCTTTTGCAGGCATTCATAGCAAACCCCGCACGGGACAACTCGTGCAGGGCTTTCAAATGTAGGTTTGATACATATGTTGTATAAGCACATATATCCAGAATTTATAAGCGTGTACCACCGCGACTTACGCGGTATCCGCTTAACCTGCGGTTACCTTTCCTTCCGCCTCTACGGCGACTTTTGTAACTTCTGTAGCTCTTCCGTCTCATGTTTTTTGAATTTAAAGGTTAGTAATTATTTGAATAGGTCACGAAATCCTTCACCAAGAGCATTCATAACATCTTCTAAAATGCCTCCCGTCTGATCAAGTAAAAGTGTTGCTTTCCGCTCAATTGTTCCATCCTTGTCTATATTAATCCTATAATTTGACCAATAGAACAATTTTTGAGCATTCCAGTAATTCATGAAAGCAGCATTTTTTTCCTGCGTGGTAACAAACTTTGTTGATGCCTTGATCCTCTTAATTTCCTCAGTAGTTTTGCTAATGATTTGTTGTTTTATCTGAACGTCCAGGCCTTTTAATTCATTTTTGAAAGCGTTTTCAATTTCCTGGCCAACCGCTTGACTTTCCAATAAACGTCTTTTTGGATCAATGGCAGCGGCTTCAGCTCGTGTTTTTTCAGTTAATGCATTCATTTGATCAAGTTGTGCTTGTTTCATCCGAAGATCAAACTGCATGTATGGATTCAACTCCGACTTCGGTACTGACTGCTTATATTCTGCAGCTTTATAACTCGGTGCTGTCGATGCTGCTGGCTGATTGTTCAAATTTCCATAAATTAGGTTAGCATTTAAACCTGCTTCCGCTATCCTCTTCATTTGGGCCTGCGGTGAATTGTATTCGTTTGCCATATTCCAGGCTTCGATAGATCGAGCATAAGATTTTTCGGCTTCCTGAGACGCCCATTTACGCTGACGTTTATTCATTCCTTCCGTTGCAGCTATATTTCCAACGTTTTGTATCGTTTCCGCTATACCGGCTGCTGTCTGTGGGTCGATTGCCATGTTTTAATCCTTTCTTTTTAGAGTCTTTTGAACTCGTTTTTTTTTATCATTTGCTTTCTTTTT